CATTATCAGAAACATCCATTAAAGCACTTATGGCAGACCTTAAGAAAAAGAACTTTAAAGGTATGCGTAAATGGGTTGTGGATAACATTGATATGGAGAGTGCTAAGTTATTCAGAATGATTTATGATAACATGCTAGAGTATGTTGATCCTTCTTATATACCTCAATTGGTTATGACACTTGCCGACTACTCATATAAAGATGCATTCGTTGCAGATCATGAATTGAATACTGTTGCTTGTCTCACCGAGATCATGTCACAAGGTCAATTTAAATGACACTAAATCGTAACACCAATGCCTTAGATAAGAATCCGTTCTCTTATTTAAATGCTATTAATAAAAATGTATGGTATCATTTTAAAGATACTGTAATAGATAACAAAGACTATCCGGCCTTTATGGTTAACCGCGGTCTTTCTTATTTTCCTGACACTGTGTTATACGCTAATGAGATGAATATGAAAGCACATGTCGATGGACAATTGCAATTCGCGTTTTATATAAATATTATCAGGAAACGCAAACGTTTCTCGAAGTGGAATAAAGCTTCTGAGTCTGATGATATAAAATCTATTAAAGAATACTACGGGTATTCAAATGAAAAGGCCAGAGACGTTCTTCCGCTTTTAACTAATAATCAGTTGAAGACGATAAAGGAACGTATAGATCATGGTGGAACTAAATGATGAGATTGTTGATTGGAGCCCAGACCAGATGTTGGAAGTTGTTTTAGGACAACCGGATGACTTCTTAAAGATAAGAGAGACTCTAACTCGAATGGGTGTTGCTTCGAAGAAAGATTCTAAACTATACCAGTCTTGTCATATCCTGCATAAGCAAGGTAGATACTTTATAACTCACTTTAAAGAATTATTTTTGTTAGATGGTAAGCCATCTAACTTAACAGAAAATGATGTTGGTAGACGTAATACAATCGTTACGCTAATGTCAGATTGGGGTTTATTAGAGACTGTTGATGCTATCGGCGATACAGCTCCATTAAACCAGATAAAAATTATATCTCATAAAGAAAAGTCTGAGTGGGAATTGTGTCCGAAATATAACATAGGAACTAAGTAACACCGCAATTTAAAAAGAATTTGGAGTATGCCTAACGGGTACTCTAATGTAGAAGTATCTCACGAGAGATGCTATAATTTAACTCGCTTAACAGGAGAAAACAACATGACAAACTTTCAAAAAGATTTGTTCTTCGGCTTCGATTCATTATTTGATTCGATCCAAACCCCCCAGAAACAACAATCATACCCACCATACAATGTGGTAAAGAAAGATGATAATCATTACTTGATTGAAATCGCAGTGGCTGGATTTCAATCAGATCAGATTGATTTGACTTTAGAGAAGGGTGTATTAACGGTGAAAGGTACAAGACTTCTTACCGATGATATAACTGATTATGTTCATAAAGGAATTTCAACAAGAGACTTTACAAGAGCATTTACATTAGCCAAAACCATTAAGGTTGTTGGTGCTGATATCGTAGATGGTGTCTTACTAATTGGTCTTGAAAATGAAGTACCAGAGGAAGAGAAACCACAAACAATTAACTTAGGTGAATTTAGCAATAAGGCTAAAGAACTACTACTAGGTTAAATGTAATATACAGTATACATTAAACCGTATACTGTATACCACACTATACAATGGAGAAATATATGAGTGAACCTCAAATCGTAAGACTAGTAACAGGCGAAGAACTTCTATGTACAATTATAGATACTAACCCGCTCCACGTTACAATCGAAACACCTTTAATTATTATCCCTACATCAGATGGCAAGATTCAATTCTTACCGTACATGGGTTATGCCGACTTTAAAACTTTACCGATCCGGGTACAAGATGTAATGTTCGTTGTTAATCCTTCAAAACAATTGTCTGATAAATATAAGGAAGCTACCGGTGCTATTATGACACCGGCCTCAAAAATAGTTACATAAACGGTGTACATTTGCTGTTAATTGTGTTATAATAGATACATGATTAATAAAAAAATATATACTAATGCATATCGATACGGCAATAAAATTCGCTATATCGGCTATGAAGACGGAAAGCGTGTCCAACGCGCTATCCCTTTCAAACCTACTCTTTACGTAACCTCACAAGATACTTCTTCTAAATGGAAATCTCTTGACGGGAGTAACATTGAACCTATCGACTTTAGTTCAATGAAAGAAGCTTCAGACTTTGTCAAGCAATATTCTGGTGTAGACCGGTTTAACATATATGGTAATACCAATTATGCTATTCAATATCTGAATCAAGAATTCCCTGGCCAGATCAAATGGGATCCTAAACATATCAACATAACCTCTATCGATATTGAAACAAAATTCGAAGACGGCTTCCCTCACCCTGATATAGCAGATCAAGAGGTGACCGCAATCACATGCAAAAATAACATTGATGATATCTATTATGTCTTTGGTTGTGGTGAATATGATGTTGAGAAGTCATATATGCAAACCAACCAAGTGATATACACTAAATGTAATGATGAGAAAGAATTGCTTATGCGATATGTTATTCATATGCAAGATGTAGATATCATCACCGGTTGGAATGTACGTTTCTTTGATATACCATATCTTGTAAATAGAATTGCATCGGTATGTGGTGAAACTATAATGAAGAAGTTATCGCCTTGGGGTGATATTGCAGAACGAAAGATTGAAACCTTTGGTCATGAACGACAAACCTTTGAGTTAAAAGGTGTAACTATTCTTGACTATCTTGAAATATATAAGAAGTTTACGTATGTACCAAGAGAATCGTATAAACTAGATCATATTGGTCATGTTGAATTAGGTGAGAAGAAGTTATCTTATGAAGAGTTCGGTGATCTTAACATACTATATGCAAAGAACTATCAAAAGTTTATTGACTATAATATTAAAGACGTTGAGTTGATCGATCGCCTTGAGGATAAGTTAGGTCTTATTACGCTTGCAATGACAATGGCATACAAAGGTGGCGTTAACTATAATGATGTTATGGGTACTGTTGCTATTTGGGATTCAATTATTTATCGTGATCTAGACATGATCGGTGTAGCTATTCCTCAACCAAAATCTCATAAGAAAGAATCTTATCCGGGTGGATATGTTAAAGATCCTATGGTCGGCAAGCATGACTGGGTTGTATCGTTTGACTTGAACTCACTTTATCCTTCGATCATTATGCAGTATAACATGAGTCCTGAAACTATCATTGCGGGTAAAGACTTGCAAGTGACAGTGGATACTATATTAGATAATAAAGTTAAGAACTCAAGGCCTGATACGGCACTAGCCGCTAATGGTGTACGATTCGATACTTCTAAGCAAGGTGTACTCCCTCGTATTATTGAAGAGATGTACGAAGAGCGTGTATTAATTAAACGAAAAATGTTAAAAGCACAACAGGATTTAGAGAATTGTGATAAGACAAATAAGACTGCAATTTATGAAGCTGAGAAAAGAATAGCTATTGCTAAGAATAATCAGATGGCGATCAAGCTTCTTTTAAACTCGTTGTATGGTGCTATGGGTAATATATGGTTCAGATACTTTGATATACGTATTGCTACTGCCGTAACATTATCTGGACAAGCCACGATCAAATGGGCAGAGAAACATCTTAATGAATATTTAAACAAACTAATGGAGACAAATGGAAACACTGATTATGTTATTGCTATTGACACTGATAGTGTTTACGTCAACCTGGGTCCTCTTGTACATAAGCTTAACCCTCCTAACCCTGTTGACTTCCTTGATCAAGTTTGTGGCGGTAAATTGGAGAATGTCCTTGTTAACGCTTATAATGATTTATACTCTAGGTTGGGTGGTATCACTAATAAAATGGTCATGGGTAGAGAAGTTATTGCTGATCGAGGTATTTGGACAGCTAAGAAACGTTACATCTTAAATGTACATGATAACGAAGGTGTTCGATATACTAAGCCCAAGTTAAAGATTATGGGTATTGAAGCTATTAAGAGTTCTACCCCTGAGATATGTCGTGATGAATTAAAGAGTTTATTCACGACGATTATGACTAAGGACGAAGAAAGTGTTCAAAAACAAATTGCAGACTTTAAACAAGTATTCGTGTCAGCATCACCAGAGCAAGTAGCATTCCCTCGTGGTGTTAACGAGCTTGATAAATGGAAGGATAGCGAAACTGTATATTCGAAAGGTACACCTATTCATGTTCGTGGTGCACTCATTCATAACAATTTTATTACAGAGAATAGACTTAAACGTCGTGTGAATCTAATTACGCCAGGCGACAAGATTAAATTCACATATCTTAAGAAGCCTAATCCAATAAAGGAGAATGTAATCTCTTTCATTGATTATCTACCAAAGCAACTTAAGTTAGAATCATATATAGATTATGATATGCAATTTGATAAGACATATATGAGTGTGATAACACCGATTTTAGATTCGATCGGATGGAAAGCAGAACCAGAATTCACTTTAGAAAACTTTTTTTAAGGGTGTACTTTTACTGAGAACTATGGTATAATAGATATATAACGGAGAAAATATAATGAGTATAAATTGGCCACTAGACATGCACAAGATGCATGACAAATATGGAATTAACACACTAGTAAAGGGGATGGATGTAAGTACACTATCATCGTTTATTAGATTTAGAGCTGAATGCGTCCAAGAAGAAGTGGATGAGTTTAAAGATGCTATTAAAGCGAATGATGCTGAGGAGATGGTAGATGCACTAATCGATATGTGTGTATTTGCTATTGGAACATTAGACTTAATGGAAGTTGATGCTAACGAAGCATGGAATAAAGTTCTTAAAGCTAACATGGATAAGAGCGTTGGTATTAAAGAAGGAAGACCCAATCCTTTAGGACTACCAGATCTTATTAAACCTGAAGACTGGACAGCGCCGGATCATTTAGGCAATCATGGTGGATTCATTTACGTAGTATAATGACCGAGTTAACTCTTTACAAATCGATATACGATAATAAAACCCATAAGCGAATGAGCTTCGATTCATTTGCAAAGTTTGAAGACATGTTATATACACTGTCTAAGAAACCATTGCCCGACAAGCAATCAGCAATGTTAATGACACCTGCTATCTATTTACCTGACACGACCAGAGCAAATGATAACGTTGTATCGTGGGCTGGTTGGGCCGCGGTAGATGTTGATGTTGATGCTGAACAGATTTTAAAGGAGTTAACTAAAGAGTATTATTATGTATGTTATTCGACGGCATCGTCTACTAAAGAGAAACCTAAGTTTAGATTGGTATTCCCCTTAAGTAATGATGTTCCAGCTGATAAGATCAAACACTTTTGGTATGCTCTCAATAAAGAATTAAATGATATTGGTGATCCCCAAACAAAGGATCTATCGCGCATGTACTACATACCCGCTACGTACGCAGGCGCAGACAACTTCATCTTTACAAATAAAGGTGATGTAATGAACCCTAATGCTATTATGCTAAAGCATGATTATGTAGAGAAGACCGGTGGCAGCTTCATAGATAAGTTACCACCTGCGATCAGGGAACAAATGTTAGCACATCGTAGGAGCGTACTAACAAACACAGACATACACTGGACAAGTTATCATGATTGCCCATTTGTAAATAAAAAACTGGTAAATGAATATAGACTTATCAGTGAAACTGGATGGTATTCTAAGATGTATGGCATTATGCTAAACATTGCCGGGAATGCACTTCGCAAAAAATATCCAATAACGGCGTTGGAGATAACAACACTATGTAAGGAGATCGACAATGAGACAGGACAATGGTACAAAAATCGAGCATTTGTCAAAGAAGCTGAACGGGCTATTGAGTATGCCACAGCAGACAGTCCCGCTAGAGTTTATTCATTTTAGAAATAGAGAATGGGCAAAGGGAACATATAAGAAGAAACTGGGAATGGATTCACTATTCCTTGAATGGTTATTACTTAAGCATGACCAGATTGAAGATGCTACAAGCTTAGGTCAAGGCTGGGAAAGTGATGGGATATTAGATGGATTTAAATTAGATTTTAAAGAAATTCAAAATCAGCATAGAACCTTTGGCATTCATACAAAAGAGAAATTCGATCAATACAAAGGCAATTATGATAATGAATTGCTAGACCTCGTAGTGTTTTACTCAACACGCCGTAATTATAAAAATCCTAGATTATTAAAGGCTGGTGATAACGTTAAATTTTATTACCGAGGTCTTATTGATGTACAGGATATGCTTAATGAATCTAAGCCTAGTCATTACCCTAGGGGTTATAAATTCATTTCTTTAAACAATCAATTAATCACTAAATAGCTATGTACTTTTACTGAGAACTATGGTATAATAGATATATAAAGGAGAAAAATGAAATTAGATAATGGTAAACCAAACATAGCACTTATCCCGCCAGAAGTGTTATTACAAATGGCTGAAGTCTTTGGCTTTGGCGCAGAGAAATACGGTATGAACGATTGGCGGAAAGATTATGGTGAATGGTCAAGAACATATTCATCTATTCAACGACACCTCAATGCATTTTGGATGGGAGAAGATCTTGATCCTGAATCAGGCAAACCCCACTTAACACATGCATTAACACAAATAGCAATACTATTAATGTATTACCATGAACATAAAGATATGGATGACAGATATAAAGGAGAAGAAAAATAATGTTTGTAGTACAAAATATAAAGTTTCCAACAGTCTATACACATGTAGACAGCACACAAAAGATTGCTATTTATCATAATAATAAAGATGGCAAATACACCACCCGGTTTTATGTTGACAATTATCAACCTAAAGATAAGCGATATCCACAACGAAGCTTCGGCAAGTCTTTCAAAACAATGGGTGAATCTTTAGATTTTGGTGAAAAGATATGTAGTCACTTATCTAAATTTGACGCGAATGATGAACGTGCACTTAAACGAATTTATGAGGAAACAAAATGAAGAAAATGAACGTAAGTGATATAAGAGAACATTTCAAACAGGCCTTAGCTAAAGAGGAATTCACCATTGATAAGACTGGAGCTAAGACTATTGAATTAATCGGAGCTTCTTTTATTGCTGATGAGAATGCTATCTTCGGCAAACCAGTTGATGGTTATATTGCTAAAGAGATTGAATGGTATGAGAGTATGTCAACTAATATCAATGACATTTATGGTGACGAACGTGATGCTCCTGCAGCTTGGAAATATGCTGCGGATAAGCATGGCAATATCAATTCAAACTATGGTAAGTTAATATTCTCTAAAGAATATCATAACCAATATTTTAATGTTAGAAATGAATTAGTTAACAACCCTGATGGACGAAGAGCTGAAATGGTTTACAATCGCCCATCGGTTTGGACCGAATTTGATAAAGGTGGTATGTCAGACTTCATCTGTACTAATGCAGTTACATATTATATCAGAAACAAGCAAATCCACTGTGTTGTTCAAATGAGATCTAATGATGTAGTCTTTGGATATAAGAATGATTACGCTTGGCAAAAGTATGTATTAGACTCTTTAGTTAAATACATTAACTTACATGAAGATCATCCGGACGAGTTATCAACTGGTGATATCCATTGGCAAGTACAGAATCTCCACGTATATGAAAAACACTTTAGCTTGGTAGAATAACATGAGTAAAATATTTAATATAGGAGTTATATAATGAAAGTTGCTTTTATCTTTGGAAAGGGCATCGAAGGATGCGGCGTTACTAAAGGCGCAAACATATTTGAATCTTGGTTAGTGTCACAAGGACATGAAACCATTGTAGTTGATTTTGACAACAAACAAAAATTTGGTCGTGCTAAAGATACTGAATGGAAAAGTACTATCCATCGTGTTGAATCTAATCACGATCTTAAAGATGCACAGCCAGTACTTGATGAAGTAAATACTTGCGATATTGCAATTATACATTCATTCCCAACACGTAAAAATGGAAAGTATATCGATCGTTTCCGTGAATTTGTTGAAGGCATTGGAGATCCAATCATTGTAATGCACGACCATGCTATTACAAAGAACACTATTAACAGACAAACACAAGCCGCTGAGTTGTTTTCTCTAGCAGACATTGGTGTTACACAATCATTTGAAGGTTACTCTAACGAGGGTTATCTACACACTGATCCAGGCCTTGAAGGTCGACTAATGGAGAATCCAATATGGGTTCGCACTGGTGAATACGACAAACATCGTGCATCCCTTGAAGATCGTAAAAAGCACTTTATGTATATGGGTCGTATGTCAACACTTAAAGATCCGGGTATGATTTGTCGTATTGAACCACATTTAAATAATGACTGGGATTTAACTTTGATGGGTTGTGAACGTTCTATCTCATCTATTGGAAATCCAAACTCTAAAACTCTTGCCACTGATCCAGCACCTTACCATAAATCATATCAACCAAAGATTAAATTTATTGGCACAAATTCTGCAGGCGAACACTATGAACCAGCTAAAGAAAAAGAAAAGACTGGTACCACGATTACAGCATATGATAGTTACAAATATGATTTTGGAATGAATCAACTTGGTAGTTCTATGGCAGCTTGGTGTGGATATCGTCTAGGTAATCCAAAAGAGTATGGCCATCGTATGGAATATACTGTAATTGAATCATTCCTTTTATCTCTTCCTGTTATTAGTAAGCACTTTGCTGAAAACGCAGTATCACCTGAAGGTAAAAAGTGGGGTGAATACTATGGTCCACTAATATCTGAAGCAACATGTGAAGAAGAGTTAGCAGCAGAATTAAATAGAATCTATGATAACAAAGAAGAATGGATTACTCGTACAAAAGCTTGCCAAGAATTAGTTTATAACTTTAATGATATTGAAGTGCTTGGTCCTAAGTTCTTAGATTTTGTGTTGACAAAAGGAAAAAGACGTGATAATATAGACTTTATGGATAGGATTTCAAGTTATTTTCCAAGTGCAAAACAACGACGTGAAGCTGGTGAGATTATTGTATCAACACCAAGCAGTGTATTAAATGAAAAAGCATACACACTTGTAGATGGCAGACAAAATGAAATCAAAGAACCTAAAGAAACAGGTGCTACACTTGAGGGATTTTTTAATGTATCATAAACGTATTGTAGTAGATTTTGACGACACCTTAGCTTTCCATCAAAACCGTAAATTTGATCAAGCTTTACCAAACAAGCCTCTTATTACGAAGCTAAACAAGCTGCATGCTGATGGTTGGCAAATTGATATTTTTACAGCTCGTGGTTCTATATCATGTAAAAATCGTGAAGATGCTCGTGATAAGTATGAAACAAACATGCTTAAATGGTTGAATAAGCACAAAGTAAAGTTTAATATGCTCTCATTTGATAAACCATTAGCAACTTATTATATCGATGATAAAGGTATTATGCCTGAAGATTTTATTGAAGTTGATATTCGTGAACTTGAAGGTGGATTATCTGGTGGTGAAATATATACCGATGGTAAAGTAGTCCATAAGCAAGATAGTAATGCTCATGAAACACGGCTTTGGTTTGAAAGAGCTGAAAAGATTGGTATTAAAACACCTGCTATTCATCGTGTTGTTGGTGAAACAATTACTATGGATTATATTGATCACGATGAAAACTTCTTTAAAGAAAACTTTTGGATGGCTTTAGCTACAGTTCAAACACAGTTAGATAAAATGAAGAAATTAAAGCCTGTTGATAATAGATCTTATGTAACGTTTAGTAGTTATATTGATCGTATTGAAGAACATGCACAAAATTCTGGCCAGAAAAAACTGATGGACGTAGCAGCAAGTTTAAAGGGTTATAAAATAAAGCGTAGTTATTCGCATGGTGATTTTGGCATTAAAAACATGTTATTCAATAATTGTGATATGCATTTAATGCATTTAATTGATCCAATTTATGGCGTGTTTGGTTCTACTGAATTAGATGCTGCAAAGTTTTGCGCGAGCCTGCTTATTAACGAGTACCCGAACAAACTATTTAGTCGATCTTTAAATTATTTGGCTATGGCAAATGATATAAATAGAAGTATGCTGGTATCGTTGGTAGCAGCCGAAGTGACTAGGGTGTACAAATATCACCCTAACAAAGATTTTATTATGGAGTGTATTGATAATGTTTACAAACAAAGCTGAGATAGCAAGAAAAGTTGGTAAGTCTGTTGAAGAAGTAAGAATTGGTTTTACCTGTTCTACTTTTGATTTATTACATGCTGGTCATATTGTAATGCTACAAGAAGCTAAAGAGCTTTGTGATTATCTCATTTGCGGGTTATTAACCGATCCTACGGTTGACCGTCCTGATTCAAAAAATAAACCAATCCAAACTCCGTTTGAACGATATGTTCAATTGGCGGGTTGTCGTTTTGTTGATGAAGTCATTCCATTCAGTACAGAACAAGAAATCGTTGATATGATTTTAACTATTCAACCACACATTAGAATCGTTGGCGAAGAATATAAAGGCACAGATCATACTGGTGTTGGCTTATGTTCTATTCACTATAACAAACGTAAGCACTCGTTTTCATCTACAGATTTAAGGAATCGTGTAGTAGAAGCAAGTGCAGGAGAAAATAAATGACTTATACATACGCATCCATCGTACCCTTAATTGGTGGTGAAACTCTCGCAATGCAAAGCGTTTTTGGTAAACGACCAGAGTATATTTTATCTTATGATGTGTTTGCTGGTAACGATAAACACTTATTAGAATATTATAATTATGAAGTACCGTATCATGTTTTAGACAAAGATGATATGTCAAAGGTTAACCTTGAACAGGTGGACGTAGTTAATACTGTATGTCCTTGTGCTGGGTTAAGTTCGTTGAGTGTTTCTGCTAGTGCTGACTCATCTGTTAATGATTGGATGATTAATACTACTAAACATGTATTAGAGAATATGCAACCAAAGGTTTTTTGGGGTGAGAATGCTCCACGTCTTGCAACTAAAATGGGTTCACCGGTTGTCGAGAAGATACGTAAGATTGGAAAGGAGTATGGTTATACCTTTTCGATATACAAAACAAAGAGTCTATTGCATGGCTTAAGTCAGGTAAGAGATAGAACTTTCTACTTCTTTTGGAAAGGTGATGAAATACCGTTGTTTGATTATTATAATAGACCTAATCAAAACATGTGTGAAATGATTAGATCAGTACCAAGCGATCCGGCTGACCCAATGAATGTGCTTACATCTAACAAAGTGCCTTCACAAGATGATCATTACTATAAATTTATTCTTGAAGAGATTTGTGGTGGTATTACCCATAAAGAATTTGTGGCCAGTCTTGAGCCAGGTCGAAGTGTTAATCCCCAATTGTATATAGAGAAACACAGTGATTATACTAAAGTTGCTGATTGGTTAATAAAGAATGGTAATCCAAAGGCTGCAGATAAAGCATTGAGAAATGCAGAGAAAATTGCTGGTGGTGGTAACCTTATGAGACGTACCAGTGAAATCCCATCTGATTATACAGGTGCTTTCGTTGGACATCTTCCTATGCGCGTAACACACCCTGATGAAGATCGATACTTAACATATCGTGAAGCTATGGAGTTTATGAAGTTGCCTAGAGACTTTAATATCATTAGCCCTAAGAAGAATCTTAATCATATCTGTCAGAATGTACCTCTCACGACAGCAGCTGATATGGCAACTAATATTAAACGGTATTTAGAAGGGACATGTGAAATGATTAGAGATGATTATCTTATTCAAGACAATAAATCTAAGAAGCTAGTTATGACAAATAGGTCAAGTTCTTTAGAAGAATTTTTAAAATAACGGTGTACTTTTACCGCGTTTTGTGTTATAATAGATCTATCAAGTAGAAAAAAGGAGAAATATATGAGTATAATGGATAAACTCAAGAAGAATAGTAGAATTAAGGAATCGGCAATCCTTAACAAATCTAAGCTATTCACTAATCAGGATATGGTACCTACACCAGTTCCGATGATTAACGTAGCATTGTCCGGTGATCCCGATGGTGGATTAACATCAGGCCTAACTGTACTTGCCGGACCATCGAAGCACTTCAAAACTTCGTTTGGTTTGTTAATGGCTGCAGCTTATCTTAAGAAACATGATGATGCTATTATGTTATTCTATGATTCAGAGTTCGGCTCACCACAATCATACTTTGAAAGTTTCGGTATTGACACTGGTAGAGTATTACATACACCAATCACTGACGTTGAAGAGCTAAAGTTTGATGTGGTAAATCAGTTAGAAGCTATCGAGAAAGAAGATAAAGTTATTATTGTTATTGACTCTATTGGTAACCTTGCATCTAAGAAAGAAATGGAAGATGCTAAGAATGAGAAGAGTGTTGCTGACATGTCACGTGCTAAAGCCTTGAAAGGTTTGTTTAGAATGTGTACACCATATCTTTCAATGAGAGATATTCCAATGCTTGCAATCAATCATACCTACCAAACAATGGAGATGTTCTCTAAAGCTGTTGTGTCTGGTGGAACTGGAATTTACTATAGTGCTGATAACATTTGGATCATTGGTAGACAACAAGAGAAAGAAGGTAAGGACATTAAAGGTTATAACTTTATTGTTAATGTTGAAAAGTCTCGATTCGTTAAAGAGAAGAGCAAGATTCCTATTGGTGTAACTTGGGAAGGTGGTATTGATCGATACACTGGTTTATTAGATGCTGCTATTGAAGGTGGATTTGTTGTTAAGCCTACGATGGGTTGGTATTCAAAAGTGAACACCGCAACCGGTGAAGTCTCCGAAGATAAGTTAAGAGCTAAAGCATTAGATGGCGAGTTCTGGGAACCTATCCTTAAAGATCAAGCCTTCAAAGACTTCTTAAAGAATAAGTATGAAATCGGTCATGCCACTATGATTAAAGGTGATATCTCTGAATGAATTTAGAAACATTAATATTACGTAACTTAATTCAAGATGAAAATTATACTAGAACAGTAATACCTCATATCAAGCCAAAATACTTTAATGGTCCTCATAAGATTTTATTCAATGAGATTGTTAAGTTTGTTACTGAATATAGTAAAATGCCTAACGTTGAAGCACTTAATGTTGAGCTTCAGAAGAATGGTAATATCCATCAAGATGAAATCGGTGAAGTGTTTGCTATCGCTAATGATTTGGATAAAGTGATTGAAGATACTAATGCAGAATGGTTAACGAAACAAACTGAGAAGTGGTGTCAAGATAGATCTATTTACCTTGCCATTATGGAATCTATTGATATTATTGATGGTAAGCATGACACACTTCAAAACAATGCATTGCCTGAATTATTAAGTGATGCATTAGGTGTTTCATTTGATACTAACATTGGCCATGACTATATTGATAACTCCGATGATCGCTATGAGTTTTATCATAGAGAGGAAGAACATTTACCGTTTGACTTAGAGATGTTTAACAAGATCACTAAAGGTGGACTTGTTAACAAGAGTTTGAATATTGCCCTTGCAGGCACAGGTGTAGGTAAGTCTTTGTTTATGTGTCATGTAGCTGCAGGTGCTTTAACACAGATGAAAAATGTGTTATACATATCTATGGAAATGTCCGAAGAAAGAGTTGCTGAACGTATTGATGCTAATCTGATGAATGTACCTATTGACCAGTTAGAGAACTTAAGTAAAGATATGTTCGATAAGAAGTTACATAAGATTGCTAACGTCGGTATTGGTAAGTTGATTGTTAAAGAATATCCTACAGGTGCTGCTAATGCTTCTCACTTCAGAGCCTTACTTAATGAGTTGAAGTTAAAGAAGGACTTCATACCAGATTTGATTTGTGTTGATTATCTAAACATTTGTTCTAGTAGTAGAATGAAAGCTGACGGTGCTGGTGGGTCATATCAATATGTTAAAGCCATTGCTGAAGAGCTACGTGGCTTGGCTATTGAGAATAACCTACCTATACTATCCGCGACTCAAACAACACGCGGTGGTTATGGTAATTCAGATGTAGGACTTGAAGATACTTCGGAATCATTTGGTCTACCAGCAACGGCAGATCTAATGTTTGCTTTAATCTCTACTGAAGAGTTGGAGAATCTAAATCAAATAATGGTGAAGCAATTAAAGAATAGATATAACGATCCAACAGGAGCTACAAAGAAATTTGTCGTTGGAATTGATCGAGCTAAGATGAGATTGTATGATGTCGAAGACTCTGCACAATCGTTAAATTTGGGTACTGTTCAAGCAAGTACCACTAACAACTTTGAAGGATTTACAGTATAATGAAAAGAACAAATAATATAAAAACAGTAGATAAGGTAGCAACACCAGTAACACACACCACAAGAACAAAAGCAACGTTAGTGAGTTATTCAACACCGTCAGAAGAGTTTAAAGAAGAAGGTTTGGATGATGTAAAAGACTTAGTTGCATACTGTGCTAGAGTAAGTAATCCATCCAACCAGCTTAATAAAGAGACCGCTGATAAGTTAATTGGGTACTTGATTAAACACCAACATTGGTCTCCATTAGAGATGGTAAGTGCTTGTATTGAAATTGAAACTACAAGAGATATTGCACGTCAAATCCTAAGACATAGATCATTTTCTTTCCAAGAGTTCTCTCAACGATATGCCGATCCTACTAAAGACCTATCATTTATGTTAAGAGAAGCTAGGTTACAAGATACTAAGAATAGACAGAACTCTATTGAAAATAACAATGAAGTATTAAGTGCTATGTGGAGAATCAAACAAGAGAACGTTATTAAAAATGCACTTAGCGCTTATAATTGGGCTATTGAGAATGGTATTGCTAAAGAACAAGCCAGAGCAGTATTGCCTGAAGGTAACACTATGAGTAGGATGTATATGAATGGAACTATTAGAAGTTGGATTCATTACATCGACCTACGATCTAAGAATGGAACTCAAAAAGAACATATTGAAGTTGCATTAGCGTGTGCTCAAGCCATTGATAAAATCTTTAAATTATGATACATACTAAGAAATGGGGTGATCGATACTTAAGCATTTGTAAAGAAGTTGCTAGTTGGAGTAGAGACCCATCAACTCAGGTCGGTGCGGTAGTTGTAGGTGATAAAGGACAAATATTATCACAAGGTTATAACGGCTTTCCGCGAAACATCAGAGATAACGCTAATAGATATAATGATAAAAAGCGTAAGTATGAGTTAATAGTTCATGCTGAAATGAATGCTATTTACAATGCTACATTAAATGGCCAATCATTGCAAGGATCTACAATGTATATATCTGGTTTAGGTGTATGTCATGAATGTGCTAAAGCAATTATTCAAGTTGGTATTACACAAGTGGTTGCCCAATGTAAAGAGATAAAACCAGGTTGGGAAGATAGTTGTAATTTAACTAAAAAATTATTTGAAGAAGCTGGCATTGATTATTTATTAGAGGAGAAAAAATGATAGCAAATTATAAAGAAAGGGTAAAGAACTTATTTACTAAAAAGCCTAACTACAAAGAGCTGTATGAAGAAGAAAGAAAAACGGCAGAAGTCTTTGAATTTAAATACAATAAGTTAAGAAGACAGTTAAAGTCTATTATAAAAGAGTGTGATCAATAATGCCTGTAATGACAAAATGGGCGGTGATATTCCATAATGGTGTTCATAAATCATTATTGGGATTTGACAAAGCCCATATTAGACAAAAATACCCTAATGTAAAATCAGTATTTAAAATGGGAATTAAACACAACACAGGAGAAATAAAATGAGTAAGACAGCAATTGATGGCGTAAAGATACGCAAAGATAACAACGGCAATAGACTAAGTAAGAAGACTTATAGCCACGGCAGCTATAGATGCAAACGTAAGCCACAGTCAAAGAGATGCAAGAAGTAGTTGATTGGTTGAACATAGCGATAATCCTAATATTAGCTGGTATAGTAATGGGGATTGCGTTAATATCAGCATTAATATGGACACCGTTTTTATTATTAGGGATAGCATTAGATTATTATGAAAGCAGAAAAAGATTACGATAAGTGGTCCTTCGTTGAGAAGGATTTAGATCAAGAGCAATGGTTTATTAAGTTAGAAGGTGGGTTATATCATGGTGTTGTATATAGTTACGATGCTATTAAGTTGAATGAAGATGATGAATCCATTTCATTTGATTATGAGGTGGTTGATTATTTAGATGAAGATCCTCATGGCACTCCAAGATTCAACGAATGTGTTGGTGAAATTCTAAAGCTTGTGTTAGATGATGCTATGAAAGCAAGTGATTATGTTATAGGTAAGAAAGATGAACGAAGCCCTAATAATCCTAGCTGAAGAATGCGCCGAGGTCCAAGTTGAGGTGTCCAAGATACTTCGTTTTGGTGCTGAAGAAGGTAATTTAAAGAACCTTGAAAAAGAGATAGGTGATGTTATTGCAATGATGGCTATCTTAGCACATCAAGGTATTATTAATGAAGACGTGATAATGCGTAGAGTCCCATCTAAACTACGAAAGTTAAAGAAGTATAGCGATATTAAAGATTTAGATATTATTATTAAAAGTTTATAAATAGACTTATGAAACTAGTAATACTAACCAAAGACGTTAAGTCTGAAACTGTTGAGCGTCTATCCACCGAAATGACTAAAACCGGTGGTGAAGTTTATGCGGTAAACCTTGAAGGTGCCTACCTTAAAGACAATAAGATATTCAACATCGATGATAAGAAGGGATTTGAAATATCCCCTCAAGATACAGTCGTTGCTGTTCGCGGGTCAATCACCCTTAAAGACTCTTATTTAGACCTACTATCTCAAATAGAAAAACGAAAAATCATGACGGTCAACAACCGCTTGTGTAATGAGATATGTGCTGATAAATTCAGAACTTCAATTATCCTCGATGAGGCTGGTATAGCTCAACCTAAGACCGCCTTAATTGCTATTGGTGATAATATCAAAACCAATTACCCTGAGCAAGCATTTAACAAACTAGATACTAAATTCCCAGTTATTCTTAAAACCCTACGTGGTGCTAAAGGTATCGGTGTATTGCTTATTGAGAGTATGCAAGCTTTAGAATCTACTACCCAATTATTATATAAGCTTGATGAAAGCTCTGATTTGTTATTACAAGAATATATTAAATCAGACTTTGATATTAGAGTGCATGTATTAAATGGTGAAATCATTGGGGTTATGCGACGCAACGTGCCAGATGATGATTTTAGATCAAATTACGCGCAAGGTGCAACCACTGAAAAATATAAGCTATCTAAGAAAGAAGAGGAAGTTGCACTAGCAGCTGCTAACGCCGTTAGTGGTTATTGGGTTGGGGTAGATTTTATTCCTAATAAGGGTAATCCATTAGTACTTGAAGTGAATTCATCAGCAGGCACTGAGGGCATCGAGCAGACTATTGGATCATCTATTAATAGAAAAGTAATTAAAACCATAACTAACTCAGATAATTGGATTAAAGCTAAAACTGTGATTGGTGTTAGAGAAATATTTGAATTTGATTTGTTTGGTAAGATGAAGGCCAAATTAGATACTGGCAATTCTGTTAAGACTCTTGTTATGCATGCCGACGATCTTGTAGTTAAAAATGATAAAGTAACCTTTACATCCCACGGCCGTGAATATACAATGAAGCTGTATGGTATTAAAAAGATTAGATTAAATGGCGACAATGGATTAGAAGAGAGGCCTATGGTTATGTTAGACTTTACCTTTAATGGTGTTATTCATAAGAATGTAACCTTTACTTTAGATGATAGATCGACAAAAACAACTGAGGTATTAGTGAATAAAGATTGGATGATTGATAACTCATTCATCATCGATCCTAGTCTGATGTATACTTTAGGAGAATTATAAATATACTTATGCATAATTTTAAAAGCTTTTTAGACGAAGGTAAATCTGAGATGTTATCAGAGAAACTTATCATGTTGAATAATGGCCGTAAAGACGGCCAAATCGTATTCCTCGCGGGTGGTGCTGGTTCTGGTAAGGGATTTGCTGCTACAAACTTCATGGAGAAGGAAAAGTTTAAGGTAAGAGATGTTGATGAGTGGAAGAAAGTGTTTCAAAAGATTGCTGATACTCAAGCAAAGTATCCAGAAATAAAAGGATTAGACATGAAGAAACCTGCTGATGTTGCTAAGCTTCATATGTTCATTAAGAAACTTGGTCTTAAAGATAAGACACTTGACTTAATGTTAGGGCAACTTAAAGATAGAAAGAAGTTACCTAATATCATGTTTGATATTACGGCTAAAGACACTAAAGATGTATCTCAATTCCTTCCAAGATTATTAACAGCTGGTTATAACCCTGCCAACATTCATTTAGTATGGGTGTTAACCGATTATAAAATTGCGATTAAGCAGAATGCAGATAGAGATAGAGTTGTGCCTTCTGACATTATGTTGCAAACACATAAAGGCGCATCTGAAACTGTGTACTCATATGTCACAGGAGAAGGTAAGAAGATGCAAATTAATGGTGAGATACATGTAATTTTAAATAACAAAGAAAACACCGTTATGTTTACTCCTTCAGGCAATGATAGAACTTCTAAGATAAGTGGTAAGAAGAATGGCGTAGTTGTTAAAGACTTTACATACTTAACATTAAAGAATCGCGGCAAAGCACTGATCAAAATAGATAAGGTAATGAAACAACTATACCATTGGGTAATGGATAATATACCAAAGTCTGATTTTCAAAAAGCATTAACGGATACAATTAAGTAATGCTAAAATTTAATAATAACAGCAGGAAAAATTAAATAAGATGAAGTCATTTAAGTCTTTTGATCTGGTTGAAGCTACAAACTTAACAGCTTCTGAATTAGAAAAACCCAATTCAATTACAAAGAAATCAAGAGTAGGTATATTAATTAGCCTTATTAAAGCGGGTACACCTCTTGAAATGGTTAAAGGTAAACCGTTCGTGGTTACCGATAAAGAATTAGCCTTAGCTGGCATAGAACAATTTAAGAAAGATGGTAAGAACTTCGCTTTAGGTGTTGACGCGGCTGGTAAACCTATAATGAATAACCACCTTAAGAAATCAAAAGCTTTTGGCGGTGATGTAGCAGGTGCTGGTGGTGGTGCCGCAGCTACGGCAATCACAGAGTCTGCTCAATGTTTATGGTGTGCGGCCCTATTAGGTGAAGGACATACTAATCCTATTGAACATTTCACTGATGATGTCCTTAAAAAATATAAGTCATCTATTGATGTTGGCGGCACAAAGATGGTTGATATGCTAGGTATTGATGATGGTTGGAAAGAGTCTTCATACTTATCAGCACAATACTTAATTAAAAAAGGTTATATTAATAAGAATCAAGTGTTCCATAGAGATTCAAAGAAGATGAACACCATATACGCGGCTAAGTCATTAGCGTTTACTAATAATAATCTTGGTAAGTTTAATAATGATAAGTGGAACCCGGGAGATATCTGGGCTATCGATAAATCATTTGATATGAAATCATTAGATGCTACTACCGTAAGACAATTGAATACCTCTATATTAGTAGCATTTAATAATAGAAGTTGTGTTGGTATTTCCCTTAAGAAAGTTGTTAAGAAAGCACAGAGTAATGAATATAACATTAAATTACCACCTGATGTTGCTGACTTTAAAATGGTTAAATGCGAATTGTCCTCAAATAAAGGAACATTTTGGTCAGCCAAATCTGGTAAAGTAACATATGATGGTGGTGAAATGAGTATAGCACCTAATTCATCAATGGGTACTAATAAAATGGAACTAAGAAATAAAAATGCTAAAGGCGGCGGTATTGGTTGGGGTGTTATTATTGATTCTGCTAAAATGGTATTTGGTCGTAAGATGAGAACCCATAAACAAATTCGAAAATTAGCAATTGCAATTGCTAAGAAAAAAGATAAGAGAGCTATTAGCGTATTCTATAAAGCCATTAATGACACCTCAACTAAAATGTCAAGGGCGGAGTTTGAAGAGAATATAAGTAAAAAGGATGCTCCTTGGCTTTCTGGTAAATTGGGTGCAGTA